TGTACTGGAGGTTGCGTAGGATTCAAGATGCTGGATCTAATGGAACGGTAGAGCCTGATATTCCCTTTCGCCTATTACCTTGTATGGTGGCTGGATTGGCTTTCTATATGGCTCAAAAGCTACCAGATGGACAGGCACGAGTGCAATTTTTAAAACAAGAATACGAGGAGCAGTGGCTCCTGGCTTCTACGGAGGACAGAGAAAAAGCCGCTTCTAGGTTCGTTCCTAGGACAACCTTCTATGCCTAATAAATTTAGTAGTGGCAAATTTGCAATTGCCGAATGTGACCGATGTGGTCAGCGGTATAAGCTAAAGGAGCTTAAAAAGTTAGTTGTTAAGCAGCAAATAAAGAATATTTTGGTATGCCCTAGCTGTTGGGATCCAGATCAACCGCAGTTGTCGTTAGGGATGTACCCAGTTGATGATCCACAGGCTGTTCGGAATCCAAGACCTGATATAAGCTATCAAGTATCTGGAAGTAGCGGTTTGCAGATTAATGGAACAAACAACACAACCTTAGAAGGTGTTGGTTTTCCAGAAGGTGGTAGTAGAATATTTCAGTGGGGCTGGAATCCTGTTGGGGGGTCACAAAATGACGGTTTAACCCCGAACAATTTAGCACCAGAAGGTCAGGTAGGTAGTGTAACGGTAACAACAACATAAGGAGTTGAAAATGTTTAAGAAAAGCGCAGATGGGATTGCTAAAAAAGGCAAGACCGAAGGTACAAATTTAGGTGACTCAGGTCCTACAGTTTTGGGCATGAAGGCAAAGCCAAAGATGGGCGGTAAAGACCAAATGGTAATGAAGAAAATTGGACGTGGTTTAGCAAAAGTTCAGAACCAAGGCATGATGCGTAAATCCGCTGGAAGGGGTCGATAATGGCTAACTATTCTAAAAAAGTAATGGGTAAGGAAGTAGGAGACGCTAAAGTCTATGCTCCTCCCCATACAATGAAGGGTAAGACAATCTCTGCTAAAGGCTTGTCTTCTAAAGGTATGACTGGCGCAGAAGAAATGGCAAAAATGAACATTTCGGTTGACGGCATTAGTAAAGGTAACGGCAAACCCGTAAATCAATACGGTAAAATTGAAATGCGTGGTGCTGGTGCAGCAACCAAAGGTCGTATGTCTAGTGGGAAGATGGGATGAATTACACGCAGTTAACGTCCGCTATTAAAGGGTTTGCTGAGAACGATTTCCCAGCGACAGTCGGGTCGTTTACGTCTGCCGAGCAGATTGCCCGCTTTGTGCAGTTGGCAGAGCAAAGTGTCTTTAATACCGTACAGCTACCAGCTTTTCGTAAGAATATGACAGGTAACATGACTAGCGGTAATAAGTACCTGGCAACTCCTCCTGACTGGCTGGCTACGTTTAGCCTTGCGGTGATTAATGCGGCGAATGAATACCACTACCTTTTGAACAAAGATGTGAACTTTATCCGTGAATCCTACCCCGATACGGATGCTGCGTTCTATGGAGAACCAGAGTATTACGCCATTTTTGATGACAATACTTTTATTCTTGGACCCACGCCCAATGCGAGTTATGCGGTAGAACTTCATTATTTCTACTACCCACCTTCGATTGTTACCGCAGGGACTTCTTGGCTTGGGAATAACTTTGATTCCGTGTTGTTATATGGTGCATTATTAGAAGCGGCTAACTTTATGAAGTCCGATGCCGATGCAGTCAATTTATACAAAGAACGTTATGGCAGAGCCATGGCAGAACTCAAACAATTAGGCGATGCAAAAGACCGTCAAGACGCCTACAGAAGTGGACAAGTAAGGTATCCAGTCAGATGATTCCAGACTTATCAGGTAAAAGCATTGCTATTGTGGCAATGGGCAAATCCCATAGTCAGTTCATCCTAGCCAAGACCCATTCTCAGCCAATTGATGAAGTATGGGCAATTAATGCTATGGCAGGGGTCATTTACCACGACCGAGTCTTTATGCTGGATCCAGCCAGCCGATTCTTAGATAGTGATGATGCAGGCACTCAAACGGGGCTTATGCGGTCTGTACTAGAAAAACACACAGGACCAATCTATACCTGTGAATTAGACCCCCGCTGTCCTGGATTAGTAGAGTTTCCTTTAGATGAAGTAATGAATGCTTGCGGGACGGGGTACTTTAACAACACCGTAGCCTTTGCTATTGGTTATGCAATTGCCGCCAAGGTAGGTCAAATCCACTTGTATGGGATTGATTTTTCGTACAAAAACGTAGTCCATTTTGCCGAGGCAGGTAGGGCGTGTTGTGAGTTTTTACTGGCAAAGGCAATGGAACGAGGCATTAAGGTTGGTATAGCTCAAGGATCATGCCTGTTAGACACCAGCGAGCCAACTATTAGTAAGCTCTATGGCTACCACCGTCTTAGTGATCCGCTAGTTGTAGGGCTAGAAAACGAACGGTTTGTGGCTAAAAAGTATTCAGAAATCAAAGATACGGTAAAAGACGAGGTGGAGTACAACCCACCAGAAGCAAAGAGGACATAAATGTTTGAAATTAAAACTGGCGATATTATCAGCCCCATCGTAAAAACAAGCAATTATGGCGGTTTACCGCTTGAAGAATTGACAGAACTCTGCGTAAATAGGATCATTGGGGTATCAGAAACTGCCCCGCCCGAAATTCGAGAGCAAGCAAAGTATTTCAGAGAAGCATTAGAGCGTACAATCTCTGAATATTTGAGTCGTGCAGCACAGTCCGAAAGGGCTAGTTGTATTCAAATTTGTGTACAGGGCGGTGAAGTTGAGGCTGCTAATTTATTAAGGAGAATTTAAATGGCTTTTACAGGTAACTTCATGCCAACTTCTTTTAAGGTTCAAATCTTAAAGGGTGTGCATAATTTTTCAACTGGCTCTGGTCAGACTTTTAAACTAGCTTTGTATAACAACTCAGCGTCTTTTACGGCGGCTACCACGGCTTATACAACAACTAACGAAGTAGCAGCTTCTGGTTCGTATGCATTAGGAGGCGGAACTCTAACTAAAGTTACTCCAACTTCTTCTGGAACTACAGCACTTACTGACTTTGCGGACTTATCGTTTACTACTGCGACCATTACAGCATTTGGCGCTTTAATTTATAACGACACCGCAACAGGTAATCCAGCCGTAGCTGTTCTAGACTTTGGCGGTTCTAAGGTTTCTACTTCGGGTACGTTTACGATTGTGTTTCCAGCGGCTACTGCGACTGGTGCAATTATTCGCATAGCTTAAGAGGCTAAAAATGCCTCTTGTCGTTAAAGACAGAGTTAACGAAACCTCAACCACGACTGGTACGGGGACGTTTACTCTTGCTGGTGCTGTTACAGGCTTCCAAACCTTTGCCGCTATCGGTGACGGGAATACGACCTATTACGCAATCGTCCTTCAAGGCGGTTCTGAATTTGAAGTAGGGCTTGGAACATATACGTCTAGCGGAACGACATTAAGCCGAGATACGATTCTTTCTTCAAGTAATTCAAACAATGCGGTGAACTTCTCCGCTGGAACAAAGAACGTATTTTGCGATTACCCAGCTCCTAAAGCGGTGTATGGGGATTCAACAAATACAGCATTTCAAGCTCAGTTTGCGGCATCTAACGGTTTAATGATGAATAACATGACTGTAGGGACGACATTTACGATTCCAACGGGTTATTCGGCTAGTTCGGTAGGACCTGTGGTTATATCGGGAGGGGTAACAATAACGGTGCCTTCGGGGAGCCGTTGGGTGGTGCTTTAAATGTTTGGCTTTTTCCCGTTTTCGGGCGCACCGTTTTCTGATCTTGGGGTATCCATTGTTTCTGTTAGCGTAAATGCTACTGGAGTTTCTGGCACAGGTCAGGTAGGCGTAGTAACTGTTCAAGCCAATGCAGATGTTAGTGTAACGGGCGTTTCTGGAAATGGTTTAGTAGGGCAAGTTGCTGCCACAGGTGGAGCTAATGTTCTAGTTACAGGAGTTGCAGGCACAGGACAGGTTGGTAGCGTAGCGGTTACGGGTAGTGCGGTAGTAGACGTTACGGGATTAAGTGCTACAGGGCAGGTCGGTAGTGTTACTGTAGAAGCGGGAGCAGATGTCCCTGTCACGGGCTTAGAGGCAATAGGAAGCGTTGGTTCAGTAGTCGTTACAGGAACAGCCGTAGTAGACGTTACAGGAGTTTCTGGTACAGGCGAAGTAGGCACTGTAACCGTTACGGCAGATGCAAATGTAAATGTAGTAGGTGTAAGCGGAACAGGCAATGTTGGTTCAGTAACCGTAGAAGCTGACGTAAATGTCCCCGTTACTGGATTAGAAGCCACAGGATTTGTTGGTAGTGTTACCGTACAAGCAAATGCCAATGTAGATGTCACAGGCGTTTCTGGAACGGGAGAAGTAGGTACTGTAACAGTTGAAGGTGCGGCTAATGTTCTTGTTACAGGCTTAGAAGCCACTGGACAGGTTGGTTCTGTCACCATACAAGGTAGCGCCGTAGTAAATTTAATTGGCGTAGTAGGAACTGGTTTTGTAGGTTCGGTTGCTGTAGAGGCAGGGGCAGTAGTCCCCGTAACAGGCTTAGAAGCGACTGGAAGTGTAGGGTCTGTTACCGTCACGGCTGATGCTAATGTTAACGTAACAGGGCTTCAAGCTACAGGATTTGTTGGGTCAGTAATCGTTATACAGAGTGTTTTAGTCAATGTAACGGGCGTAGCGGGAACAGGACAAGTTGGAAGTGTTACGGTTCAAGCTGGAGCAATAGTTCCAGTTACAGGACTTCAAGCAACTGGATCGGTAGGTAGTGTTTTAGTTAATGCAAATGCGGTTGTAAATTTAGTAGGTGTACAAGCGGTAGGACAGGTTGGAACGGTGTCTTTCTGGATCTCAGTAGATGACAGTCAGACCCCGAATTGGACGCCCATTAATGATGGACAAACCTCCACTTGGACTGATATTATTGACACACAAAGCCCGAACTGGGTAGAAATAGCAGCATAAGGATATTATGGCATCTTCATATAGTGACCTAAAAATAGAGCTGATTGGCACAGGTGAGCAGACTGGCACCTGGGGAACCACGACTAATAACAACTTTTCGGTTGCGGTTGGCGAAGCCATTACAGGTTCAGCCGATGTCGCTTTCTCTAGTGCGGACGTCACAGTCACCCTAACAGATACAAACGCCTCCCAAACTGCCCGTAATCTGCGTTTAAACCTCACGGGAACGTCAGGCGGAGCCAGACAGTTAATTCTTGGTTCTGGCTGTCAGATTGAGAAATTATACTTAATTAATAACGGTTTAGCCGATGCAGTTACAGTAAAAAACACGTCAGGTACGGGAATCGCAGTCCCAGCAGGTAAGGCGATGTTTGTCTATAACAATGGGACGAACGTAGTCGAGGCAGTTACAGGAGCGGTTAATCTCTCCATAGGAACTCTAGCGGTCACAGGAACGTCTACATTTGGAGCAGACTCGACCTATACAGGCACGGGACAAGTCAAGCTCCCAGCAGGAACAACAGCTCAAAGGTCAGCAAGTCCTGCAAACGGTATGATTCGGTATAACTCCGATGATGATGGATTTGAAGGATACCAAGACGGAGCGTGGGGTGGTATTAGCGGAGCGCAGGCAAATGGGGTTATTTACGAAAATAACTTAACAATTACGGCAAACTACACGCTGACAACTAATAAAAATGGTTTCTCGGTAGGACCAATTACTATCTCAGGTGGCGTTACGGTGACGATTCCAAGCGGTCAAAGATGGTTGGTCATGTAACATGAAAACCACTAAAATATACAAAAGGAGTAAATAATGAGTTCAGTCGTTATTTCAGGCGATACATCAGGTGCAATAACGCTTTCTGCCCCTGCGATAGCGGGGACTAATACTCTTACGCTACCCGCCAATACTGGTACGGTGATTACTACGGCTTCTAGCGGTGGTGTTTCTCAAGCTATGTTAGCTACTGGTGTGGCTGGTACTGGTCCAGCGTTTAGTGCTTATTTAGCTGACAACCAATCTATAAGTGCAAACACATTTACAAAAGTTTTATTTGATACAGAAGAATTTGATACTAACAATAATTTTGCATCTAGCCGTTTTACACCAACTGTAGCTGGTTATTACCAAGTAAATTTAATGCTTTATATTTCTGCCGCTGGTTCAGGACAAGGAAATGGTGCTATTTATAAAAATGGTGTAGTTACTAAAGCACAGTTTCTACAAGTTTCAGTTAATCAAATTTTATCTGTACCAGCATTAGTTTATTTAAATGGTTCTTCTGATTACATAGAAGCATACGCATACAGCGTTACAGCAGGAGTTGTAGCTGGCGGTGGTAATTCAAATTATTGTTATTTTCAGGCTTACTTAGCGAGGGCTGCATGAGTTTATACGAAAAGATTATTGTTTTATACCCTGAACTTGCCAATGTAGTTCTTATAAATGTTGGCATCACACTACAAAACGATTCAGACGGCAAAGGCGATTACATTGCTAAGTGGGAACACCCAACACTAGCTAGACCAACAGCAGAGGAGTTAGCATAATGGCATCAACGATTGCGGCAGGAACTACGTCAGGTACAGCGATTGCTATTGCTGGGGATACTAGCGGTGTACTACAACTTCAAACAAACGGCACAACTGCGGCTGTAACGATTAATACTTCACAGAACGTGGGTATTGGTACTTCTAGTCCTACACAAAGATTGCATTTAAATGTTGGCGGTGCAACAGATTTATACACTAGGTACACAAATGGCAGTTTTACAGATGGGTTTTTTGTTGGTTTGTCAAGCGGTAATATTGCTCTTTTAGCAGTTAATGACAATTTACCCATGCAGTTCCAAACTAATGGTACGAGCCGCTTAAATATCCCTGCTGCTGGCGGCGTTCAAGCCGTAACTACTATTTCTGTAGGCAATGCTACCCCAGCAGCAAGCGGTGCTGGCATCACATTCCCAGCTTCTCAATCAGCAAGTTCTGACGCTAATACGCTAGATGATTATGAGGAAGGGACTTTTAGCCCTACTATTATTGGTTCATCTACTGCTGGAACTGCGTCATATACAACACGAGTTGGAAGATATACAAAAATTGGCAATAGAGTTTTGTTTAGTATTTATTTGGACTACAGTGCTGGAAATGGCACAGGTAATTTACAAGTAACAGGATTACCTTTTACATCAAATTCAACATCAAATAATTTATCTTCTTTATCCGTTGGTTTATCTAATATTGGTTTGCCAGCAAGTAGTGTGTGTTGGGCTTATGTAGCATCTAACTCAACAACCATTGTTATGTCAAGTTATCCCGCTGGTGGCGGTGCGGCTGCAAGTGTTTCTTATGATGCCGCTGGGGATATTTTATTAGCTGGTCATTACGAAGTTTAAGGAATAAAAATGGCACTTACAGAATCTACAAAAATTGACCAAATCGAAGTTACAAACGATTGGAACATCCAAGTCCGTCAGGCTACTGTTATTGAACGAGATGGTGAGTTTGTATCTCGCACCTTTCATCGTTGGGTGTTACAACCTGATTCCGACATTAGCGGTCAAGAACAAAAAGTCAAAGATATTTGCAATGCGGCATGGACACCCGAAGTTCGCCAAGCATACGAAACATTCAAGGCTGAACAAGCCAATAAGTTAGGAGCGTAATATGCCTATCACTATTGACGGCACAAACGGAATAACACAGGCTGGGGAGTTTAACTCCGATAGTAGCTTTGGATTCAAGAATCGCATCATAAACGGGGATTTTAAAATTAGCCAATACAACGGCACGTCTAGCGTAACCCCTAGTGGCAATGCTTACATTATTGACCGATATAGATATATTGGAACACAAGCATCTAAATTCACTTTTCAGCAATTAACGTCCACACCACCAACGGGATTTGCTTATTATTTAGGCGCAACAGTAGCTTCTGCCGTGTCAGTAGGTGCTAGTGATTATTTCTTTTTATTGCAAAGGATTGAAGGGCTAAATACTTATGATTTAGAGTGGGGGACTGCTAATGCTAAAACTGTAACCCTTAGCTTTTTGGTTCGTTCATCATTGACTGGAACTTTTGGTGGAGTAATACAAAATGGTCCAAATAATTATTCTTATCCATTTACTTATTCAATTCCAACTGCAAACACTTGGACAACTATTTCTATAACTGTTGCTGGTCCTACTGCTGGTACTTGGGTAACTAATAATGATTCAAATATTCAAGTTAATTTTGGTTTAGGCGCTGGCGCTACTTTTAGTGGAACTGCTGGTAGCTGGTCTGCAAATCAATATTACAATGCTACTGGAGCTGTTAGTGTTGTTGGAACCGCTGGTGCTACATGGCAAGTTACTGGTGTTCAGCTAGAGGTAGGCTCTACAGCTACTAGCTTTGATTACAGACCTATTGGAACTGAATTAGCTTTGTGTCAGAGGTATTACTATCAACACGCTAGAGGAGCTAATCAAAATATTGGTGTTGGATGTTATTACAATTCATCAACTTTTGTTGGTTTTGTTCAGTTTCCAGTAACTATGAGAACTGCACCATCTTTGGTATCTTCAAATACATTAGGTGATTTTGTATTTTATAGAAATGATGCTGGTGATACTTTTGACACATTTACTGGCATAAATGAGCCATCAACAACTTCAGCGAATATAAGAAATAATACGCAAGCTTCAGGAACTGCTGGACAGGCTGGCTTAACTATTACAGCTAATTCAACTTCATTACTTGCTTTTAATTCGGAGCTATAAATGTATAAAGTAATTAATAGCCTTAAAGGTACACCAGTAGGTGTTGTTATTCAAAAAGATGGTTTTAACATTAGCATCCCATTTGACCCAGCCAACACAGACTATCAAACCTTCAAAAAAGAAGTCTTAGCTGGTGCAGAACTGCAAGATGCCGATGGGAATGTGATGACACAAGCCGAAGCTGATGCCTTTATAGCGACCTTGCCATGAAACAGACTATTCCCGCCCGCACACTAGAAAGTGGACTAATTGAGCCGCACCACGAAATAGAAGTGGTGTGTTCGGCGTGTGGTTACGACTTAGATGAAGCCGAATTGCAAGCCGATGTCTGCTCAGACTGCAAGGCGCCTTTGAACCTTAGACAGCATATTGCGATTCATGCAACGTCTGTTCCTGCCGCTGGCGGAGAGGTATTTTAAATTGAGTTATGGCAGACGAACTGGGGTTATCGGCTGGTGCTAAAGGCATTAGTGAAGGGATAAAGACTGGACGGGAAGCTGGTCGAGAGATTGGCAAGAACATCGAGGAAGTACAGAAGGAAGCAGTCGATGTTGCAAAGCAGCAAGCAAACGCAAGAATCCGTGAGCGCAGGGAAGCAGAGTTTAAGAAGGAACGGGCAATATTCAAAGCCCTTGAGGAGTACAAACACCGTAAAAAGATTTCAGAAGAAGAGTACCAATTACGGATTGATTTTATTAAGAAGTACGGCACTAAAGAGTGGCAGAAGCTAATAGACATCAAGACCGAGATTGAGCGGCTTGAGAAAGAAGATAAGAAGTACTTTGATGCCGAGTTATCAAAGGTTAGATGGGTGCAATTTTGGTGCTTTTTGGCTGCAGGCTGGATTGCTTATTTTATTGTATGGGGTGGTAAAAAGTGATAAAAAAACCAGACGATGCCCTATCTAAAGTACTGGCGTATGTAGACTCCCCATTTAAGCTGTTTGCAGTTATTTTGATGGCGGTGTTGGCGTTTGGTGCTTACATTATTTATGACAATCAAGAGCTAATTGTTGGCACCTATAAAGAGAGTCAAAAGCTACCCAGTATTGCCGAAGATAGGGTAGATGATGCTGCAGTTCACTTATTTAAAACGACTGACGCAACTGTAGTAGCAATATTTAAAGTAAACCCTTTGTTTGACACTAGAATTCAGTATCGTGCCTATACAAAGACTGGTCGGGATAAAACGAATGATGGGCTAGATGTTGGGTTGTTTACTTCTAATCAAGCAAATAACCAAGATGTAGTATCTTTAATGGCGGGTAATGTTCCTTGTGGAGAGTACAAGGCGGCACAGTCAGAAATTGGGCTTTGGTATATTGAAAAAGGGATGACTTTTGGTTGTAGAATTAGTGTACCGCCAGACCCCAGTAGGTTTATAGGGCAGATTACCGTTGGTTGGGATAAACCCCCAGCCGATTTAGAGCAAACTAAAGCAATGCTGTTTATTGCTGCAACCATGTTATCAAGGAGTAAGAAATAATGTTTACCCTAATATCCACAGCGCTGTCCTTCCTCATGGGGGGTCTGCCTAAACTACTGGACTTCTTCCAAGACAAGTCAGATAAAAAGCACGAATTAGAACTAGCCAAGATGCAAACGGAGAGAGAACTCCAGATGCTAGAGAGAGGTTATATAGCCCAAGCCCGTATCGAAGAGATCAAGACAGAACAAGTCCAGATGGAAACCCAAGCCCAAGAACGCACCGCCATGTACAACCACGATATTGAGATTGGTAAGGGTGCTTCTCAGTGGATCATTAACCTACGAGCTTCGGTACGCCCAGTCGTTACCTACCTATTTGTTTTCCTACTAATTATCGTAGACGTAGCGTCTATCTGGTGGGCATGGTCTAGCGGTGTAGCGTTTGCCGAGGCTATTCCAATGGTGTTTGATGCAGACGAGATGCAGATCTTAGCCTCAATTATTGCTTTCTGGTTTGGGACTCAGGCATTTAGTAAGAAATGAAAGTAAGCGATAAAGCAATCAAAATGATTAAGCACCACGAGGGTGTACGCCAGCGTCCTTATCGGTGTCCAGCTAAACTTTGGACGATCGGTGTGGGTCATGTACTCTACCCAAGGCAAGGTGCTTTAAAAATAGACGAGCGGGATG